TCACGTCCGGGGTGAATCATCATCCCGGCGACTTTAGCCCCTTCCATCTCCGCCTGACTGGCCTTGAGCTTCCGGGCAAGGATCTTGTCGTAAGAGTTGGTCTTGACGCCTGCCTGATCGAGATGCTTCAGGAATGCATCCGTCGCGTCCACTTCCCCATCGACCACCGGGAGCTTGGAGGCTTCACTTCCCGGCACGGGGTTCTTGGACTTGAACTGCGGCATCTCGATGCGGGGAATGCCGTGTGGGAACTCCGCCGTCCGAATCTTCTCGGTGCAAAACAGACTGACGCCCTTGACCGTCATGTTGCATACGTCAAAATTCGGGGCGTCCTTCCCTTGCTTCTTAGCCGCCAACGCAAACTCACCCAATAACTTCAACACCGTATGCACGTCTTTGGTGTCTTGAATCTCGACGTTCTGCCCTCGGAGCAACCGGACAGCAGCTTCTTCCGCCGTCTTACAGGAATGCACGGGCTGGCTGTTCCGCTTCTTCAACTCCTTCTGCATTTCCTGTTGGGCAGGCGTTCCCGTTCCATGCGGCGTTCCCGTCGTCGCGGCGTCCGTGAACTGCCCGCCCTTCGGGCCGTCCTTCACCCGTGGGTGCTGACTTTCGTCCCACTTCAGCACCGACAGGTAGTCCGGACCCTCAGGCTCGTCCGATTCCGGTTCCACGGTCTGGCCGTACCACGGATTGTCGAGATCCAACTGCAAGAGCCCGTCGTATAGCTGGAAAACCTCGGCCTGCATCTCAGCCTTCCGCTGACGAGCGTCCTCCCAGTGGGGATCATCGGCCTTGGTAGCCGCCGTCATCTCCTGCTCCAACTCCGCCAGATGTTCGAAGTAGGCGTAGGTGTTTCGCACCGCAATGGCAGCGTCTCCTACCGCTGCGGTGATACGTCCGTTACTCCCTGACTGGGTTTTCTTTCGCTTACTGGCTCCGGGTTGCTTCTTCTCCGATTCCCCTGAGGATCGAATATCCCCGACCGCAAACACCCCCGGCATCGACGTTTCCAAGTCACGATCTACCTCAAGAAACCCACCCTTTGGGCCAGTCTCGGATTTACCGGTGCGTGTGATGCTACCGGGGAGCCATTCCGTGTTGGGGAGCCCGCCCAGAAACAGTCCGACCTCATCAGCGGGAATGGTGTCACCACCTTTGAGCGTGATAGACGTGGCTTCGCCCTTATCATTCGTCTCAAGGGCACCAATTTCATCGTGAATGACACGAATCTTGGGGTTACTCCGAATCTGATCCCGTTGGTAGGAACTCATCCCCTTTTCCAACGGAGAACGAGACAACACCGTCACCCGCTTGGCACCGGCATCAGCAGCGGCGAGTGCGGCCTGCGCGGCCCCGTTCGAACCGCCAACGACCACCACTTCCCCATCGACGCCTTCCGCCGCCAAGGTCTTCCCGTTGAGCACGTGAACGTCTTGAGAGTCCTCACCGGGGAACCCTGCCCGACGTGGCCGGAGCCCTCCCGCCAAGATGACCGTTCTCGACTGGATCACCTGTCCGTTGGACAGCGTCAGCGTTTTGATTTCCGTCTCGGGATCGTAGGTGATATCGGACACGCGCACGCCCAACAACGTGTCGGCACGGCTCCGTTTCACCCCCGCGAACATCCCGTTGGCCATCTGTTCGCCGGAAACGCCTGCGGGGTACCCGGCTTGGGGATCGTTCTCAATCCGGGCGGAGAACTTGGCCTGTCCCCCCACCTCCGTACTGGCATCGATCAACAGGGTGTCATACCCCTCCACGCCCCCGTGGATGGCCGCATTCATACCCCCCGGCCCTGCCCCGATCACTACAATATCTCGGAGCCCACCGGGCTTGCCAATCCCCTCCAAGGCCACGTTGCCGGGATCAACATCCATCGAGTAAATCTCTTTGGTGATGGCGATCTGCTCGGTGATTAGTTCCTTCGCTCGTGGGTGTTCCGGCCTGTCCTTATAGGACAGTAGCTCGTTGTTGAGGGTGGCCCAGCGTTCTTTGATCTGCTCAAATCGCTTGGTCTGGGTGGCCTCGACGTCTTGGCTTCCGCCGACACCCACCAGTTTCGGCTGCACAGGGGTGTCGCCACCCGCACCGCTAGCCTTCGCGAACTCCCCGCCATGCCCACCGGGGGAGCCGGTAGGCTGGCGCACGTAATCCCGCTTCAGGATATGGGTTAGGAGAGGCGGAACTCGACGCTCGGTAGGAAGCGGACGCTCCCGCTTCACCGCTGTGCGACTGGTGAAACCACTCGTGAAGGGCATCTACGTGGATTTGGCCCGCTGCTTCGCAAATGCTTCTTTGCTGATCCCGAAGGCACCCGTCGCCAGAAGATCATCCATAGACCCACGATCCAGCATGTCACTCAGCAGACTGCGCCCCCCGCCTTTGGACTCTGTGGGCTTCGCCTCTGCGGCCTTGCGCTTCTGGTACTCCTCGCCTGCCTGTCGGCTTTCTTCACGCTGCTTCCGATACATCTCTTCATATGCCTGTTGGAGAGCCGCTTCCTTTTGCTTCTTCACGTCCGCTGGGGATTTCGGCGTATCAACGCCCGCCACGAACAATCCAGCGGGAGTCGCCACCGATTGCAGACTCTCCACCCACTTCCCGAATTTATCGCGCAGTTGCTTCGGATCGAACTTCAGCACCTCAGCGTACGACCGCTTTTCCGCCTGCTGCCGTTCCTTCCGTCGCTTGAAGCGACGGGTATCACGGGAGGAGTGTGGTCCCGGTGTCTGGTGCTCGGGATTGACGGACTCGTTGTAACCGATGCTGAAGGTGCAAACCGCATGGGGCTCGTAGCCGCCACCCTTGGCCTTCACCTTCTCGACGCATCTGTGCCATTTATCACTATGAATGCGGCCCTCACCCTTGAGGGCGGCACGCGTCGTGAATCCCGTAGACAGGGGCATCGGTCAGCCCCTAACTGAAGGACGACCGGCGTGTAGGATCCTTCGGACCCAGCATCTCACGGGCATGCCGACGCCGCTGCTCATTGCTTACGGCGTAGCTGTCCACCGTTCGTGCCTTGGCCTTGGCTTCCAAATCCAACAGAGTGGGATTCGTTTCCACTTCCTTCGTGCGGAGCTTGGCTTTGCGTTCCAATTCGATGAGCGTGGGATTCGTCTCCGGCACCCCGTAGTCGAACCGGCTCAGAAACCCCTTGACCATGCCTTTGAGCTTCTGGCCAAACGCGCCCGTCGTGGGGGCTCCCATGGTTCCACCCGGACGGCCTCCACCACTCGGAGCAAACCGGCCATCGGACCCGTGGTTGGGGTTGTACTTCAGCACCCGTTCATAAGGAAGGGGGGCAACAGGCTTCTCGTCCGGGTGTTCCAGCGCGTGGCGTGACATCACGGCCGAGGTATGAATGGGCATTGAAGCTCCTGCACTTGATTGCAACCGGTGTGCGTAGTGTACAGGAGGGCGTGGGATGCAACAACTATTTTCTGGGCACCCACAGGGTAGGGACCAGTAGCTCCTTGACCCGCTCCGGATGGACGTTCATCGTGGTCACCAGATGCCGGTAGGCTCGTGGTTTCGCCACGGGTTTCGCCATCAACGGTGCAAGGGACCGAGTGATCGGCTTGGTCGTAATCGTCATGCCAGATACCCCTTGGCCTGTGCCACCAACAGGTCATCCGTCAGGTCCAGCCCCCACGTGCCCACCGCATCACCGAAGAGCCACTCCCCGATGGTCACCCCTTCGTAGGTGAAGGGAAGCTCCACAAGGGCCGACAGCGCGTTCACAGACCGGTCTTGGAGCAGATGCTCCACGAGCAGGCGGTCCTGCGGCTGGAGGGACGCCAGCATCGGCTCGGCAATGGTCAGCGCATGAGTGCGGAGGCTGTCCCACTCCAATTCATCGGGGAGGAACCCCAGACGAGCGTAGTAAGCAGCGTTGCCTGCCACTCCGACTGCGACTTCCGTCGCGGTGGACTTGAGGCCCATGTCAATCAGGGCGCTGAACATCTGCTTCATGAACGCCAGTTCCCCCTTCGGGTTACCGGCTTCTAGATCCGCACGGGTCAGGTAGTAGGTGCCGGTGAAGGGGTCCAACAGGGCTCCCAGTTTGAACTCGATGCCCTGCGGGCTGGACCCTCGGACGTTGAACCCGATGTTGCCCGACTCTTCGAATCGGATCGGGTTGGCTCCGACGCCTTGCCCCTTGGTCATAACCTCCTGTGGGGGGAGCCCCGAGAACTTCGACAGCAGTTCCACGGGCGTCATGCCGACGTGCTCGTTCCACTGGTCCACCTGTTCCGGGGTGGCCTCAATCCCCAGTTCCTTCAAGTCGTCAGCGGTCACGGCATGGAACGCCTCGGCCTCAGCGGGGACCGTGGGCGTGATCTCCGTGCTCTCCCCGGTGGAGGATTGAATCGCTCGGAGGATGGTGCGGCAGTGCGGATGGTATGGAGGGATGTGCAGCCCTCGGGCCGTCAACTCCTCGGCACTCATCTGGGCAAACTCCGCCAGCGCGGCCTTCGTCTGCTTGGGCCACGGCTGCACCACCCGTAGGTCGTTCGGATCCTGTACTTCCAAGACCTCTATGACCTTCCGGCGGGCATCAGGGACGTTGAACACCTTGCCATTGATCAGGCGACAGAACTTGCTCGTGCGCCCGTCGAGGATGGCCGTGAGCCGGTACCGGGCCATGCCCAAGACCTCGGCCTCGGCGGTGAATCCCCACGTCGCCAGTCGGCTGCTGTTCAGGCTGGCGATCATCCGGAGGGACTCATCCCCTTGCTTGTCGAAGGACACAAACGGAGTCACATACCGCCCGGATACCGGGTCTTTCTTCTGGACCAACCCGTGCTGACGGATGGCGCGATTAGCCTCGCCCAAATTGTCAAAGAACTTCCCAACGGTCGTGTCGCCGTGCTCCACATCCAGATAAATGCGGTCCCCATGCTGGTAGTTGTCATGGAGGAACTTGAGAGCATGGGTAATCGTCTTGGTATTCCCGGCCTTGAAATTGAGGGCCACCTCTCCTCGACGCACCCAGTACCGGATAGCCCCCTGCTCCAACATCGTACGGATAGCGTTGAGCGCCTGATCATCGTTCAACAGACGACGAGCCGTATTGGTATGATCCTCCGCGTAGTTGCCCAGCCCACCCGTCTTTCGCCCAACATGCTCCTTGCCATCTCCCGCAACAAACCCAATTCGTGGGCCTACGGCTGGCGGATCTTCCCCCTCATCCACCCACCGACCTTTGGCATTTCGCCGCTGGGCGGGATCAAACTTCTGCGTGCCGAAGTGAACAATCTCCTGTCGGTGATCCGCATGACTGATCGTGATGGCCGACACCACGAAAGAGCCGTCCACATACAGGTCGGCATACGGCTCGGCCTTCTCCGGTTTACAGTACGCCAGTGTGCAGTGGGGTTTGTAAACCGGGAACGACTTCTCCTTGAAGTCCGCGTGCTTGCCGATCTCTTGCTCGATCTGCCGTAGCTCAGGGCTGGCAATCAGGGCTACCACCGGCATGGCTCCGTCACTGTGCTCACTGGCCGGGAATAGCTCCACCCGGAGCACGCGGGCTTCGAACGGCGCGAGGGTGGAGAGGTAGGCCCGCAGGCCATCGAGATCCTCGTTCTCTAGCCCATAGCGGACGGTGACGTGGTTCGGGTCCACATCCTTGCCATCGGCCATGCAGTCCGCATCGGCTATGGTAGCTCTGGCGGCATTCAGGGAAGCGGCAGCGGAACTGGCCGGATCGATATGGATCTGGGTATTGCCGTACGAGTGCTCGGACTTCTGCGCCTTCTGGAAAGCGTGCTTACTGAATTCATATAGCAGGCTTGCACTCGGCTCGTGAAACTCCTTAGAGATAAACAGTTCCCGGCCCTCAGACAGCGGATCTACTCCCTCCACGACTACCGAAGTCTCGTACTCGATCCAATCATCGGCAATCATCTGGGCTTGAACACGAGTAAGTGGCTGTCCGATCTCCACCCCCACGTAGGGCACGTATCGCGCCACTCCAATATTTTGTAGCCCAGCTAGGGTAAACCCGTATCGACCAATAGCCGTTTCATGGTTGGCGTGCTGGCCCGCTTGATCCACCGCCCGCAGGCGCGTGCCATCGGGCAGGAGAAACGACGTTTGCCGTGGTGTCTCTGCGAGAGGGAGAATCTTCTTCAGACGTTCCAGCCGTTGCTGCTGAAAAGAAGTCCCGCCATCCTTAGTCCACTTGCCTTTTTCATCACGTGGTTCGTTCGGGTCAAACTTCTGAGTGTGCGTCTCTTTGAACTTCCGGATCGCGGGTCCGTGGTCCGGATCGTCCAACAGGTCATCGAACTCACCCGCCAATACAGCTTTCGCCGTCTCCGGGTTCTCCTCAAAATACCGATAGTGATCGTGCCACGGTCGATGCGTGCTCACAAAGCGATCTGGTGGAATCCCCTTGCTGTAGACCATGAAATCATGGTCCCCTTTGTTGTAGTCCTCGATCTTGGCTAACGCCTCCGGACTCGTTGGATCTTCTCGGGCGCGAAGTGGCCCTGCGCCCATCGCAATGTCACTGGAATCAAGGAACACTTCGACGTATTCCTTGTGATTGCTGGGCTTGGCGGTGGAGAACCAGATGGCGTTCGGCTCCCCATACCCCTCGCCCTGCGCCTTGCTGACGTTCAGCCCTTCCTGCTCGACGGCATCCATGTCCCCCGTGTAGTGATAGCCTCGGATCTTGCCCGGTGGAATAGGGGTGGTGCCGGGTTCAGCAGGTACATCAGAAAACCGACCGTGCGTATCACGGGGGTGTTCGCTCTCATCCCACGCCCGCTTCACCGCCGCCAGCATCCCGTGCCGCTTGGCATTGCGAACGGACTCCGGGGACATCGACAAGGGGATCTCGGTCAGCCCTTGGTCACGGAGCCACGCATAGCGGTGGCGTCCATTGGTAAAGCCTACCCGTCCAGCTTCATTCACGGACACTTCTGGGGCTTCGATGGAGTCATGGGACGCGATGAAGTCCCCGAAGCGGTCATAGCGATTACCAATGCCGCCTTCACCACCCACACCCAGATAGAACCCTTCCTCTCGCTGGAACTCGGTGTCGAAGGCGATGACGTTGATGGGCACGAGCTTATCGCCTGCGGCGACGGCTCTGGCGGGCTTGACCACGGTGATCGGGCGGTCCCCCACCGTCACGGTGGCTTGTTCCGTCCACCGCCCGTGGCTGTCCCGCCGCTGGGTGGGATCGAACTTCCGAGTCCGGGTGACCCGCTTGATCCAATCCGAATTCTCGGGGCGCTCGTCAAGATTGATCACGCCAGTAGCTCCCGAATCTTCCGCTTCGCGGTATGCTCACGGCTGGCGTCAAACACCCACGCCTGCCGGGGCTTCCCCAGCATGATTAGTTCCCGCTCGTGCAGCGCCCCTCGCCCGGTCAGTGCCGTACTCAGGATCTCCGACACCGGCACACGGGTAGTAATCACAGACGGCTCGGGGGTGTCATATGTATCTTCGCCGGGGATCTGGTCAAACGACTGATTGGACGTGAATTGAAACGCCACGTCCTCATCCGATGTCCACGACGACGCAGGCTGCATCGTCACCGTGCCCACCCCTAACCCTAGCTCCCCACGGCCCTGTAGCCCGCCGTGCCCACGCAACACAGACACGTGCGTGATCCCTTGCTTCGCGAACCACGCTTGCGTATTTTCATACTCGGCTCGGACAAACGCCATTGCTCGTGATCGCTCGGGCTCTTTAAGCGTGGGATGGAATCTCAGGTGATCCGTAGCGGCATCCAACCCAAATTCCAATCGAACCGCCTCCTGCATCTTGACGGCATCCACACTGTTCGCCGCCGTATCCGCCCACAGATCAATCTTCTCTTGAATCCACCCGGCTATCTTCGGCCCCGTCATACCAGCAAAGGCCGGGTGTTTCAACAGGCGCTCCGTCAACTCCATTTGAACCCGACGTTTCACGACGCCCCGTACCTCAGATGCCCGCAACGGATCGAACCCCGGAAAGCTGTCTCGTATGGCTCCCTCCACCTGTTTAGGAGCCACCAGCCGCGTGTGATCCTGAAACGCCCGCTGCATTTGATCGACTTCAGCCTGCCGGGGATGGTAGGACGACACCCAGCGCCCCCCACCAGAAGTGCCCTCAGGATTCCGTGGCTGATTGGGATCAAACTTCTGGACCGGCCCGTAAATGGGGACCAGAAATTCCCGGTCATCAATGAGCAGTTCAGGAGTCATGGGGTTCAAAGGTGTAGGTGAAGCTGCCCACGCGTCGTTGAAGCCGCGTGTACATCAATTTGTGGTGCAGGAAATTGGCCTCGTCTATCGTGATGTCTCCGGCGTGCAACTTCGCCCCGATGTCCCGCATCAGTTCTTGGTGCATGTCCGCAACTGCTTGATCGAAGTGTGGGGGCCACTCCGTTCCGGTGCGTCGAATAAGGTGGGTGCCTGTAGCCGTCACCGCCCGCATCTCCAGCACGTTGCGCTTGGCCGCAGACACCGCATCCTGATTGCTCAGGCCAAACCCAGAGGGGTGGTTGTGGGTCAGCACCACATCCTTCAGGTCCGCATCGGTGGCATCGCCCATCGTCACGTGGTGGCTGTCATCATTCCCCAGCACCTTAAAGGGCACCCCATCACGCAACAGAAATGCATGCTCATTTGTCTCGTGACGAATCCGGTGCTCCGCTGCCGCCAGTGTCGGAGGCAGGGGCTCCGCCCGCATCTCCGCTGCCGTCGTCTGACCTCCGACACCAGCCCAACGCCCATCATCATCACGGGGCTGGTTCGGGTTGAACTTCAGCACCGGGACTGCACTTGATTGCACGGGGCGAAGCTGAAGATAGAGCATGGTCAGTCGGAAATGAACTTCGCCCGGTAGTAGGAGCCAGAGAATTCGATTTCCAGCGACTTCAAGAACTCCGCATCATCGGTCTTGCGCCCACGTTGCATCTCGATATCTCGTAGAATCGGCGGTGGCACCGGTTCGTTGGTCTGAATCTGCACCCCACCGTTCTCGGCTCGGATGGTACACATCACCCGTGCTCCCTGATTCCCCGTCATGGCCCACAATTCCACGTGCATCACACACCTCCAGTCACAGTGTATCACTAGGATGACAGTTTGTCAATCACCATGACATGAGTTGCTGATCGTTCCACAAATCGACCAGTCCTTCGGGGGTTTGTAAGGCCGTTTTGATATTCTCCACCCGCCCCAAGAAGGCGGCTCGTTCCTTGGCATTCATGCTCGGATGGCGATCCACCAACGCCTGCCAGTCGGTCTTCGACACCGCCTCCTGAAGCGTTTGACGAATATCTTCGGAGATTTCCGAGTTGTTGCTTTTCCACTCCCCGACCACGCCGGATCGAAATTGAAACGAATCGGGCTCCCGTGACGCGGGCATGCTGTAGCCGTTGTCGATGGCCACGAGCTTCCCGTTCTCGTAGAGGATGTTCTGGCTGTGTCGATCCATCGTGCCGATCACGTAGTCCAACACCGCCAGCTTGGCCTTCTCGTCATCGCTCGTAGTTCCCCAGCTTTCCGCGTTTCCACGGAACTGCTGAATGGATCCCCCCTCGGGGTGTGGGGCTTCGGAATTCCCCTCTCCACCCCTTCCGCCACTGCCGAATCCTTGGCTCCGCCGCCAGTCCGTGAAGGACGGGAACTGCTCGTCCATCAACCGGTTCTCGGTGTCAGAGTGATCCTGTATCCACTCATCCCGATCCAGATGCTCAAACGCCTCCGTGCTGGAGGGGTCTTCCAGTTCCCGATAGCCTTCCTCCAACCGCTTCCGGAGTAGCTCTCGAACGCGATCTTGCTCATACGTCCGCAACGACCGGCCTGCGTCGATGCCTGCGCCGTCGATGACCTCTAACAGGGGGAGCGGCCCGACGTCTCGGCGCTCAAACCCCTCAGCCGATCCCAACGGCAAGGCCGCATGCTCACGCTGGGCAGATGGAGAACCATGGGTGTGGTCACTGGGGTAGGCTTTCTTCTCGTCCTCCCAGATCTCACGGATTTCCTCGGCCCGGTTCTCGATGTCATCGGCGTGTTCTTTCTGCGCCTCTTCGAACTGCTCTTGCATCGCCTCCGCGACGTTCTCGTAGGCTTGATCCTGCCCGCGCTCCTTGTAGCTCTCGTAGCGGCTCCGTAATTCATCGGAGTCGTAGCCCCCGCCGCCTTCACCACCCACTTCACTGAGATCCACGTCATCCACTCGTTCTCGGAGCACCGTGGCAGGCACCAACCCGAGATTCAGTGCGGAATCGACCTCGTAGGCGAAGGCTTCCCGCTCCGCAAGAGAAAAGTCCTTGTTCTTCACGAACCGATTGATGTCCCCGTTGGTGAAGCTCATATCCCATGCTTCACCCACTTCAGGCTTGTAAAAGCCCTTAGTGCCATCTTCGAACGTCACCTTAAAGGCGGCATTCGAACCGCCTCCAAATTGATCACTGTCCGTGATCTCCCCGTTCGCCAGCGTCTCCAGTACCTCTGCTTGCGCGGCTGACGCCTTAGCACGCGCTTCTGCGGACTCTGTGGCCTTCGCCTGCGCCACGAGGGCTTGCACTCCGGTGGTTCCTCGGGGATTGTTTTCAAATCCAGTCCCACTGGGGCCATTCATGATGTCCGCATATCCGGCGTTCCCCTGTTGACGGGACATGCCCTTAGGAGTCGAAAAGTCCCCCGGCGTGCTCCCCGTCCCGGCGCTCACCCCCTTGACCCACCGTCCTCCGGTCGGCGTGCCTTTCTGGCCACGGGGCTGATTGCGATCCCACTTCAGTACCTCTGGGAAGGTGGGCTCCATCTTGAGGATGCGCCGAATCTCTGCAATCAAGTGCCGGGTGACGGTGATCATCCTTGGCTCACTTTCGACCAATCTACGGTGCTCATCCAGTGGGGCTTCCCACGATCCTCGGCTTGGAGATCGATCACCAGCGTCTGGGACTCGGCCTTCTTCACCGGCTGTACGATGGGCACGTCATCAAATGATGGGGCTCGGTTGCGCCACGCATCCCACAACCACTTGTCTTTGGTACCCACAATGACTACCTCGTGCTCGGAAGTATTGTTCGCCCCATAGATCGGTAATGACAGCACCGACGTAGGAGGCGTCTCGATGCGAAGAACAACCCGTGTGGGATTTACAGGAAGACTGCCCACACCTCCCCACTCGTTCGCCACATCACGAGTGCCGGTCGTAGATGCAGCACCACCACGCTGTAACTGCAAATCAGGGAGCTTATCAAATAAATATGCCTGCGAAGAATTCGTATACGCCGCCAGCCGCCGACGAATGGCTGATTCAACCGTCTCGTACGGACGCTCTAGATAGGGGGTGATCTCTCGTACACTCGTGGGGGCCGGATCTTGATCGGCGCGATCTCTCCGCACCACGAAATGCTCCCCATTAAAATCAAACCCCACCGTGGGTTCCTTGTTATGCGGATCTGGAAATTCCTTGATATTCGTAGGAGCCGGTGCCGGTTTTCCGTCCATTCCCACAATCAAATTCGTCGTCGCATTGATCTGAGCACCGGGCATCTGCAACCCCCGGTACACGGGGACCGTCGTCTCCCCGGCCCGCTGTAACACCAGTTGGTTCACTTCCCACTGGGCACGAACATAGGCTTGCAACGTGGCGATACCGCCATAATCCTCGGCATCCGCCGTCGCGTCCTCTACCTCTTCCTTCGTCAGCCGATGGTGACCTCCTAGTTCCCGTGCTGCTGCCAACTGCAACGACAGAGAGAGTCCTTCACTGGACGAAGCGATCCACTGACCCCAGACATCACCAATCAGCTTTTCCGATGTGATGGGCACCGTATACTTTTTTTCCCAATACGTGGCCCATTTTTCCCCTTCTTCACGAGCCAATTCTTCTGTATTTGCCCCCCCAACGACGAACCCATCCGACGTATCCTTCACCACGAATTTTCCAAACTTCTCATTCAAAGGGGAGTTAGGCTCAATCGTATACGTGGGCCGTATGTTCCTTGGCCCCAACAACCCCCGCTCTTTCCGCAACTCGTCCGTCCGTAACTCGGTCAATTGCTTGGCGAGGGCACTGCTCCGGGCGTAGTCATCGTCCTCGTGGGTACCTTCTTTGATGCCAGATACCCAGTGTGTCGGCTCATGACGACCTGCGGTCCCATAGGGATTGTCCACCCCAGAGAATTCTCCGCCTGCGATCATCTCGGGGATGACATCGGCTCGTTGCTCGGGGGGCATCCGATCCCACTGCTTCTGAACTTCCGCCGTGACTCGCGCTCCCCGCTCCTCCAGATACTTATCGGTGTTCTGGACCCGCTCAATTTCATCATCCAACACCCGCTTGTATTCGTGGGACCACCACCCACTCACGTGGGTTTTTTCGAAGGGGGTCAACTCCGTGCCATCCGTGTGTCGCAGTGCATTGGTATCCAACACCGGCACCCCGGTATCGTCCACGCGCTTCGGGTCAGGCACGCTTAACGTCTTGAAGTCCAGTGGTTTGCCCTGCGACACGCTCTTATCGAGCGCATACTCGTCCATGGGCTCCTCACCGATCCGACCTTCCACCCAGACCTTGGTCTTCTCGGCCAACTCTGGGGCATGGTTCTCGGTCAAATCCCACCGGACATCCACCACCATATCAGCGTCGATGGACTGCACGTCCACGTTGTCGTACTGAGACTCTGCGTAGTAGGCGGCAACCTTTTGCTTGGTGCTCTCAGGAAGATCCCCCCACTCCCCTTTCACCTCCGACATATCCATCGTGTCGATGGCTTCCGGTAGGAGCCTCTCGACGGCAGCGATCCCGGCCTTGGCTTGCACCGCTAACAGAGGATCGGACGTAGGGACGCCTGAACGACCGGACTCCGTGAACCGCCCGCCCTCTCGCGTGCCTTCGGGGTTACGGGGGTGCTCAGACTCGTCAAAGGCGTCCTTGGCCTGCTTCGGTGGGGGATGACGTTTCTCCAGCAACACCCGGATCTTGTGGACAAGCTCCTGCCCACGGATTAAGGCGTCCTCTCGGAGTATTGTTTTCTCGATGGTGTCGTGGCTCATAGGATAGACACACCTTCATGGGACTCTTTGAACCGGTCGAGAGCGTCTTCATCCCACATGCCCGATGACTGGATGGCCTTCAACTGATCGTAGAGGAATTGCCGCTTCTCAGGACCGTAGTTTTCGTCAATATACAGCACCCTGTCCCGCATTCCCCTACGTGCCAGTTTATCAGATAATCGCTGTGCGGCCTCGTAATCTCCTTCGACCACGAACCCTTTGACCGCTGACTTGGGCACCTGTGGCACTTTTACTTCGAATAGTTGCTCACGGGACCGGTGCAACAGAGCTTCAGGGGATCCCGCTCGTGCCGCCGCCACGGCATAGTAGTCATCCCCCTTCACGATCATCGACCGGTACTTCTCTACCCGCCGGGGGTTGTACGTCTCCCGCATACCGGTATCATCAAACTCGGCCCCTCCCGGCACCACAACAATATCCTTCTCCGTGGCCCATCCCCCGTCCTGAAGAACTTCGTTGTCGATGATGACCGCCACGTTGCCGTAGTCTTGATGCTTCTCCCCATGGGTCATGAACACAAACCGATCCAACCCCAGCTTCTTATCAGCAGGATTGGTGGTCCCTGTGATCACCTTTTCAATGTCTTGCAATTCCTGCACGTAGCCTAAGAGCGCCTCCGCGTCACTGCGATCCAATCCCAGTCCCTCAATATCATCAGCAGTCCAGAAGGGAATGTTGCCCCAGTCCGCATCTTCACCCACGATGTTATTGATGCTGTCCTTCAGATCCTCAATGTCCTCAGTCAAATCTTTGATTTCGCCTTCCATATCTGCGTGCGAAAGCAAACCCTTCTCCACGGCTCCAAGTGCTCCGGCCACGGTCGTTCCGTGAACCAAAGGCAGGGCACGTAACTCTTGTTCTGCTGCATGCTCCTTGGCTAGATCCGGCTCTGTTCCGGACAAGAACGTCCGCACCCGCCGAAACTCAGTAATCTGCGCTTCGGCATTGGCTTTCGAATCCACGCCCTGCAAAACCTTTGCTGACGATGCAAATTGCCCGCCTTCACTAGTGCCTTTCGGCTCTCGGACGTACTCTCGTGCCACCTTCTTGCGCTTCCGTGGCACATCGGCATAGACCCGCACTTCGTGCAGAAACTTGTCAGAGCCGGTCGTCACCAGCGCATCAGCGGGAATGTCCTCAGCGGCGGTTTCCAGAATCTGCACGTGTTCGGGGTTCAGCTTGGCGAGGAGCTTCTGGTCCCCAAACAGAATGGGGTTCTTCAGGCTCTCCACGGGATGGCCTGCGGCCTGCTCCGCTTCTCGCTCTCGCAACTGAAGATAGGCTTTATGGGCGTCCGATACGTGACTGCGATAGATCTGCTCACGCTCCTCCGGGGGTGGCGGTGGACCCACCCACCCGCGCTTGTCCTCGGGGAGGTTCTTATCCCACACGAACGTGCTCTCCAGCGACTGATCACTCCAGTTGTACAGGGCGAAATCCACCGCCCCTTGCAGCGATCCTTCGGGCAAGCCTTCCGACTGCTCGTCCTCCCGCGCCCATCGCTCAATCGTGTCCTTCCGGGCTTCGCCTCGGGCTATCTGTATAGCTCGGACCAATTCCCGCTGAATGACCGTGGCATCCACAGGGCTGGACGTGAACGACACCCCTAGTGCCTGCCCACCCCCCAGCCCACCGCTCTCCTTCAAGCCCAGTAGGACGCCAGAGGACTCCACCGCCGGGGCATTGGTAGTGACGTGATAGAGCGTCGAGGGGATCTGCTCACGGGGAATCGGCTCACCCGTCAGCAGATGCCCTCCGGGCTTGCCCGTCTCCTTGTCGATCCACGCCCACCGCTGCTCGTTCCCCCAACTGGAGTACTGACCCACGTCAGAGGGACGGTTGAAGATGCGCGGCTGGCTGGCTTCAATGAACCGGCCATCATCGCCTCTGGGGTGGGCGGCTGCATCGAACTTCCGGGTGATGCCCCCGATACCGGGTGCCTTCTCTGCACTTGAGTGCAACACCACCACGACGTAAATGATCTGACCGTCTGCGGCTACCTTCTTGAGTGGCACGTCCTCCCACTCCAAATTTCCTGACCTGTCATTTTTTCCACGGCCTATCTTGACGCCAACAATCCATTCCGGAGGAATATCCCCTTTGAACTGCCTGCGAACATTTGTCTCTGGACGACTCCCAAAATTCTCATCCACTTTCAAATCGTCCACCCGATCTGCGGGCACACGAATCTCAAGGATCGCCACAGGCGGCAACGGCGCTACATCCAACCGTTCCCACGGAGGCAATGACCGCTCTAACTTGTCGCGTAATCGTCTACCAGCTTCCCTCGCCCAACCCTCAGCATCTTCTTCAGTAGCCGTGATGTACACCAATCCCGGCTTGGAATAATCCGGCCACACTTCACCCGCATGCGTGGCCTTCAGCCCCTCACGGAGAATGCTGTCCAAATGTTCCTGTGACGTACCGTGGAACACTTCTGCGAACTGGCCCTTCTCATCACGGACGTACTCGCGCTTCTGGGCTGAAGCCTCAGCAGTAAAGAAGGCGGTACTGCCGTCGTCAAAGAGCACACGGGCGGCGGTGGCCTTGTCAGCGGGCACGGGGTGCCACTGGGCATCCAGATACACCACGGTGCCGGTCTTACCGCCGATAGTGATAGGTTCGGGGGTCATGCGGCCTTCGGACGGTTCTGATACCACTGGTGCATCGCCACCGTCAGCTTCACCCACGGTGAATCTGGGGAGGGCTTGGTCATCTCATACCAGCCACTCTTGGTCACATACCGGGTGATCTCCGCTATCGTCTCGGTGATGGCATGGTCATACTTCTGGTTGAAGTCCCGGCCTTCCAACGCTTTCGGATCCCAGTAGGTCTTAGCGTACTCGCTGTGGCCGTTCTCCTCGACCATCTTCCGAGAAATGCCCTTGAAGTAGCCATCACCCAGTGCCGCCAGCACCGTGGACGCCGGGTAGTCTCGGGCTAACTCCTCTAGATATTCGGGCTTCGGACGACGCTCGGTGCGCCCGCTCGGCCCTTTTTGCAGGGAGAATCGCTCCAGATACCAATCCGAGTACTGATCGGTGGGAGTCATGGCCTTCTTCAGGAAGGCTTGTTCCTCTACCTTGGAGGCTTCCTTCAATTCATGGAAGATAGCGTGCGAAATCTCATGGGAGATCACCCCTTTGACGAGCGGGGTTTCGTCATAGGTGATATTGGCGGAATTCAAATAGATGCGTCCTGTGGCGGGATCATAGTGCCCCGCTTCCGTAAACTGCTTCTCTCCGACCGAAAACCCCTTCGCCTCCTCATCCACCACGTCAATACGGGAGGGGTCAAACCCCATCTGGTGGGCCACCTCGTCCGCTAACGAACGAACGACCTTCAGCCGTATCTTGGCCCGCTCCGGGCTTGCGGCCTCCAGCGTGATGTCCAGCATCGCGTCCGATCCGGCTGAACTTTCCGTGAACTTCCCGGCCTTGTCACGGGGGTGCTCAGACTCGTCCCACTTCGTGATGCGAGAATCCTTTGGATCAAACTCACGGTTGCCCAGTGCTGACTTGATTTGCGTGGGATCGGGCACCATGTATTCGGTGTACCGGCCTCCGGCCCACGTATAGATCACCCCGTCATGCCCGCGCTCTCTGAGCTTGGCAGTAATCAGCTTCGACAGTCCCGGCATCAGCCGAAGATGATTGAGTCCGTCCACTCCCGGTGGGACCGTGATACCCACCGCTTTCGCCGTGGCAATGATGGCGTCGTCCCCACCCTTGTTGTGTGCCACTTCCTGAATACGGAGAGGGTGCTCCATCTTCAAATAGACCGGGAGCACATTGCTACCGTGTTCTTCCCCAGCGTAGATACTCGCCGTGTGCTGGCTCCCGAAGTAATACCCTTCCCCGGAGAATCCCGTATCCCACCCCACACGGCTCCCGGCTCCGGTGAATGCCTCCACATCTCGGGTCGTACCGTGGTACACCACGAGGGGCTTGCCTTGGTCGTCTACGACTTGGGACTCCCCAAACCACGACTGGAATGCCGCTGTGCCCGTGGCCCCCTTCGTCCATTGCCCGTGGGCATCTCGGGGTTGGGAGGCATCGAACTTGGTGATACGGGGATCCTTCGGATCAAACGCCCCGATATTCCCGATGGCCGACTTGATTTGGTGGGGGTAGAACGCGATATACGAATCCCCGGCACCTTCCACTTCATTCTCGTACACGATGCCGTCGTAGCCCTTCGCTTCTAACGCGGCTTTGAACAGCCGGAAGATCGCCTTCCTGTGCTCCCGCTTGCGCTCGGCATAGGCCCGCTCCAAGACCCGGTGTTCCTCGATGGTCCCGTGGTAATAAGCATGGCCCACGGCTTCTGCGGCCTCGGCTAGTGCCGTGGTGTGAGCCTCGTGCTCACGCTGGATTGCACCGTCTGGATCAAACCCGTTCGCTGCCGCCCACTTCGTGGCCGTGTCTGCGGTATCCCACACATGATCGGGCATCCGAATCGGGTGCTGGATGGACAAGTACGCAGGAATGACCCGTCCCTTATAATCCGTCGTTCGATAGTTGGCTTGTTCCGCCGTGCCGAAGTGATACCCCAGTTCTGCGGTCTTATTGAATTCCTCAAAATCCACACTCGCAAGAGTGCCGTGGTACACCACGAGAGGATGGCCCTCTTTGTCCACCACTTTCGACTGCCCAAACCATGCGTTGAACGTCGCCGCGAACCGGCCCTGCTCGTCCCGTACATAGTCACGCTTCTGGGCCTTGGTGTGGGCCTCATCCGTGGCAATCAAGTGCAGGGCGTCTTCTTGGATCTTGGCGGTAGCCGTGAACTCCAAGTACTGGATGATGTTGTTGGTGACTTGCTTCAGGAAGCGGTCGAAGGTGCCCACGCCCACGAAGCTGGGCTTCTTCTTGGCGACGGTCTGGGCACCGAAGGTGGCGAACGACAACAGCATGTAGGTAATCCACTCGCGGTTCTGAGTGCCGACCTCGGTCATGTCGAGGAAGGTCACCAGACGACGAGCTTCATCCCACTTGTGGTCGAGACAGGCTTGGGTGATCCGGGCGTACAGGGGGGCAGACTGGATCCGCCACGCCCGTTGCAGGCGACGGACGAACGCCCGCTCTAGCAGGAGATACGTGCGAAGGTCAACGGTCTTGGCCACTCTGTTTCCCGGCCTCCTCCACAATCACGGTCACGGCTTCTTCCTTCACCGCTTTGGCATCTTGCTCCGCTCGTTCCTTGGCGCGGGCGGTCATCCAGTTATTGATGTCGGTGCTGAAGTTCGACCACCACGACAGGAACACCAAATAACTGACGGACGCATGCCACCATGTAATGGTGGGGTAGAGCAAGAGCACCCACGCCACCACGGTCAGCGAGTAGAAGTACGAGAGCTTGAACTTCACTCCTGTTCCCGTGCGGCTCGGAAGGCTTTCTGCTTCGCTCGGCCTTGGGCCATGCGGTAGTCCAGATCCCGCTGCTTCTGTGCCTCGATGCCCCCACGGTCCAATCGCACCTGCCGCATCCCTTTGACCTTGGCTTGGTGCTGCTTGTTCTTCTCGACCACACGGGCACGAGCGGCAACATGCCGGTCCAGTTGATTCGCGGCGTACTCTCGGAACTGGATCGGGTCCAGCCCTGCGGCAGTGGCATGATCAGCAGCAGCGGCGACTACCCGCTGACGTGCCCGCAAGGGGGAGTGACCGGCCTCAAGCTCCTTGATCACTCCGGCGTCGAACACCTCGGTGAACCGGCCATTCGGTCCTCGGGGGTGTGCAGCTTCATCGAACTTCAGGATGTCGGCGTAGGTCATCGCAGCACCCCCACCACCGCCGACAGGTCCGCATCATCAGAGCCGTAAACCAGCATCGCCAGCAAGCTGTTGAAGGCTCGGGCATCATCGGGATCCAACGTCTCGATCTCGGCGTTAATCTCGGTGGCCCGCTCGGGTGTCAACTCCTGCTTGATGGCCAACTGTGGCAGGAGCCCTTGGTAGACGGCGTAATCCTGCACCAGTGACAGGAGATCGCCTGCGGCCTTCCGGTACTTGGCCTTGGCCTTCTCTCGGGCCATGGCCTTGGCTTCTTCCTTCGCGCCGATCTCGTCCGGGGTTTCGACCTTCGGCTCGGGCTGTTTCTGCGGAGCCGTCATGGGTGGATGCACCGTGGACGCCGGAAGCTCACCAGACGGGATCTCATCCATTGTGGGCGTGTTGGGGAGCGGTGTCTCGCCGGGGGCGACGTTCGGAGCCGGGGCTTCCGACATCTCCAGATTCATCTGGCCCAACGTGTTCATCTCTTGGAGGAAGCTCTCACGGGTGGCGACGGGCATCGCCAGTTCCAGCCCCTTCAACTGTGTCGCCACGTCCTTCAGGGTGATGGGCTTCGACTTGTAGATGAGCGTCTTGAGCTTCATCTCCTTGAGGATGGTCTTGTTGTTCATCTCATCGATTTCGGTGCGTTCGGGCAGGAACACCTGAGCCTCGGCCACCATATAACTGGTCTGCGCGGTGGCGAAGTTGTAGTCGGCGGCATAGCCCAGAAAGAGCGGAGGGAGTCGAAAGCCGATGCGGACGTGCTCTTTCGTCTGTTCATCGTAGTTGGTGAACATCGCATCCTGCGATTGAGCAGAGCCGAATCGCTCGACCTTGACGTCCACCTTGCCTGCCGCATCCAGCGAACCACTGGAGGACTGCACCTCGACCACCACCGCCCGGTTCTTGTTCTTGTTCAGGCCGCTCAGGTACATCCGCAACTGGTCAGACGTGTCCTTGATCAGCGTGCCTCCCTGAATGAAGACGATGGCGGGCGGGAGTCCACCGGCATCGAGGAATTGCAGGTTCTGTTCTTCAGCCGCTCTGGAACCGATGACCGATGGCAACTGGTTGATCCACCG